TGCTGTCAGTGCTGATGTTGGTGTTGTAAAATTACCTGTAGTTAACCATAGCCAGAATCTCATAAAATGATTAACTATGGGGTGAAACTCTACTGCTCTGTGTGCTTGACTGCGATGTAGATAAAGTGTAACACACATAATTGTTATGTGTGTCAGTAGTAGTGTGATTAAAATAATTATCATTTGTTATTGATTACCAAGCACCTGTAGTTAAAAGTGTTCGTGTCCAAATATTAGCACTACCAGGGCTTACCCAATTGGCAGTACACACATACAAATACCCTCCTCCAACTGCGATCATACCTACCATATCTCCATCTGCGCCCGTACTTGATGTGGGCACAGTCGCCGTTACTCTAAACTTAGGACCTAAGATATCGACCTGGCCGCTAGTGCCGTTACCAATAACAACGGTACCGCCACTTTCGTTGTAGCCAATAAGAATGTTACCATCTGATCTAATGTCTACATAATTTTGTTTACCGTCAATGACTAATCTTGCTCCGCCACCGTATTCTGTTTCTATAGTCATTCCGCCTGGGAATGCGAGACTACCATCATCACCAAACTGCCACTGGAATGGTGTTTCACCGTCGGTATCGGTATAGATATTGACAACACCTGCGGCTTCAACATTAAAATTAGTTATATCGCCAACTTCTACATTACTACCATCCGTACGGATCACAGCATCGTTAGGTAATGTTAAATTACCGTCAGATCCAAAGTTCCAAGTGTATGTGCTACTGTCATCATTATCAACTGTGATATTAATGTCAGTGTTACTGGTTAGGCCACCGCCTAAGGTTATATCACCTGCCACTGACAAGGATACATTTTGTATAGTCACAAGATTATTTTCAATAACTAGATTGTTGTAACCTCCAACAGTGAAATTGATCTGCGAAGCAAGACCATTTATGTTTTCTACATCCACATTGTTGCTGTTGACATTGACAAAATTTCCTACTGCCACTGTGAGTTCTGTGGCATAAATCTTGTTATCTACTGCATCTATCATCAAGGTGCTGTCATCAGCAAACACTGAACCTTTGATGTCAGCGTCTAAGCCGTTGTTCAATACTGAATCAGTCAAAGCCAACGAACCGTCCGGAAACATCAATGTACCGTTAGCCGCAAATGTAAAATAATTTGACCCGCCTCCAACACCGGCAGCATTTGAGATAATTGTCACAGTACTTTGCCCAGTGAGAGCTAAGTTGCCTGATAGAGCAGTAACTTCTGCTCCTGATATTTGTAGTTGATCACCACCTGTGATAGCAGGGAATGTTACGTAAGGATTTGCACCACCCACTAGTATAAGCTCATCACCGTCGTCGGCTAGTCTATCTTGAGTTAGAGGCACATTAACCCATTGCGATCCTGCCCAAGCAATAGTGTCTCCAGCATTTGGATCCCCAACGTTTAAGTCGCTAAGATTATCCAATGTCATAAACTCGCCAGCTTCGTGTGCTACTCTATTATCGTTATAGGTTAGTTCGCCTTGATCGTTTATGCTTAAAGCATTACCACCGATGTAAATTGTTGAACCACTGACATAAAGACTACGCCACTGATTATTAGGATCACCCAAATCGAATTGATTGTCAATTTCCGGAATAATTGATCCACGCATTGTCAAATCTGACGTAATTCTGACTTCTTGAGCAATTTCAATTCTTGAACTGTCGTCAGTGGTTATTGTATTTCCAGTAAATTCAAAACTTCCTAAATCCAATGTACTATTTACAGACTCTATAGCATCGTATAATTCAGTAAAATTAGCATTGATTTTAGTCATTGCTGTTCGTATAGGATCTCCGTCGCCTTTATTGGGACTTGTACCTATATTAATGATTTGTTTTGCCATTTCTGATTCCTTTAATGTTTACCAACAACAACTTCTATTACACCTTTTTCGGTGTCTGTCTTTTCTTGCAGAGCTTTACCTAGTATTCTACCAGGCAATGCATTGTTATCAACACATGCGTAACCAGGTATTGGACTTGAAACTAACAAATCACCTTTCTGTATTTTACCTATAACCTTACAAGGCACTCTACCCTGTAAAGCTAGTGGTATTACAAACTCACCTGCTAATTGACTATTCATTAATGTAGCAGGTTCTGTTGAAACTATACCAGCTACTCGATGATCGCCTTTTTGGTTAGTTACTGTTAATTCTTCGTCGCCTCCAAACACTAGTACTGTGCCTGGCTCATAGTGTGCGTCGGCTAGATAATTTTCAGCAAGGTCAGCATAGTAAGCTTCTAATGCAGTTCCACTAAACAGTGAAGCATACATAGTGTTGTATTTTCTAGATGCCGAACCTATGTTATAGATATTTGTTACATCAGGTATTACCCCAGTTGAACTGAATATAAACGGCACTAAACTTGAACTTGTTACAGTATCTCTAGTTACAATACCAATCTGTCCTGCCGTAGTTTTACCTGTATTTGCACCTATTGCAATGCCAGTACTTGCCGCAGTTTTTTCTCCTGTTGCTTCAATGAAACTGGAATATATCCAGTCTACAGCTAATCTACTTTCATTAGCTAGTGAACTTGCTGCCTGTAGAACGCTCTGAGTTACCCCAGTACCGCCAATATTAACATTTCCAGGTATTTCAATTGTTGGATATGTTGGGCTTGGTGTTGGAGTACCGCCTACTGCTCTTAGTATTTCGCCTTGTGCCGGTGTTTTGAAAACTACTGTAGTAGTATCTAACGCAAGTATTTCATAAGTAGAGTTTCCGCCTAAGATCAGTGAATTGACTTGTACACTACCGCTGGCATTTGTTTTTACAATACTGTTTACTTCGCCCGATGTAGTTACATTAGAAATACCATAAGTACCGGTACCTGTTTTGATTAGTGCCTCGCCGGGGTCATTTACGGCAGGTATTATTGTAACAAAATCGCCGTCTTGCAGTCCGCCGCCATCTTGAATAACTGTAGCAAAAGACACTGCGGCTACGTTTGCAGTACCGACGGTGCTATTTCCTAGTACAGTTTGTGTTGCTATTTGAGCAATGTCTCCTAACGCAACACCGTTATTCTTTAATGAAATCCAGCCGTTAGTTGCATCAAAATTAGCACTATCAAAACTTGCAACGCCTAGATCATTTTGAGTAATGCCAACCGCATTTGCTCTAGTAGTTGCAGCATTAAGACTTAGTTTACTTTGTGCAATAGCAGCCGATGCACTGACGTCTGCGTTTACAATAGAATTGGGTGTATACTGTAAATTAAGTAACGTGTATCTAGCAGACGGTGTTGCTCCACCTGTGACTACTCGTGTTGCTTGTACTGTTATATCACTTGCAGGATCAGAAACACCGTTGGCCCACTCATCCATCGGTCCGTCTATAACTAGTCCTTGCGCTCCTCCTGATACTACAATTACATCCTGTCCAGTAGGGGGACCACTACTAATTGTACCAGAATTTGGAGTATAGATAATTTCTATTATATTACCTTCAAATCCTACACTAGTACGCCAATCTACTATGTTACCTGTAGCACCACTGAGAGATCCGGTAAAGTTATTTCCTACTTGGAATGGTCCATTGACAACTGATCCTGCACGAATTATTATTTTTTTATATCCAGTAGTTACAAAGAGTTGAGATGTTGTGACATTGTTTATTTCGGTATCTCTTAATTCGTTAATTGTATCATTATTGCCTCTTGACTGATCAACGTATGCTTTTGTTGCAGCATCGCTATCTGTGCTCGGTGCAGCGAGATTAGTAATGGTATTTCCTGCTGCATTTAGGGTACCGGTCATAGGTACTGCACCGTTTGGTGCTAACACGCCCGGGCCCAATCTATTAGCGACAGCAGTACCGTTAACATCATAGCCCAGTCGTCTGTTTACATAACCTCTAACAGCACTTTCAGTAGGCACACTGTCAGTTGCGTTATCGGTCATTGCACTGTCTGTGCTAAATTCTGTAATAACAACGCCTCGTTTGAATCCTAAACCGTCAACATCGGAAAGTGCAATATTAGCACTAAATGTAACTGTACCAGTACCTTGGTCAACTGAGAAAAATCTACCAACTCTAAACACACCATCTTGATCAGTAGATACATAAAATACTCTACCCTTGGTTCTTTCTACAACTTCTTTACTTTGATCAGCTTCTCTAGGCAATCCAAAGATAACATTTGGATAGTTAGATTGGTTAAACCCGCCTGTACCTACGTCTAAGAAATCATGAGAAGTAGCACGACAAGTGGAAATGTTTACAGTTACATCTCCAATTGCACCTGCCTGTAAGCCTGCTCTAATAGTTACAGTTTCTGAACCTAATATCAGCGTACTTGCTAATCCAGTACCTGTGCTTGGATAGTTAATTTCTTCTCCTACGTCTTCTATATCAACAATACCGTACTCGTTATCTTCTGCTACAGGAACAATAGCGTTTGAACTGTTTACACCTCTATAATTGAACACATAGTGTTTTTTGCCGCCCCACGAAAAGATAGGCGCTTCTACCAATCCTTCTGCTGTCCACCCTAACGGTCTATTAGCTTCTGGAGTTCTTGCATTGTTGTTTAATCTTGACAGCTCGTTGGCATCTATACTAGGTATGACGGCTATGACTCTATCACCTATTGTGCTACCTTTTGTAGTGCCAGCCCCAGCTAACGGTGCTTCTGATGCTTTTGACGAATCAACAATTAATCTAACATAATCATAGGTTGTATCAAAACCTGCTTGTGATTTACCTATAGGTAACTCATCACCTATACTATTACTAGTTAGAAAACTAATTGATCTATAAACAAAAGTTGGGTTTTCTTTAAAAATTACAGCGGTAGATGGTCTAATAGTTAACACATCAGGTCTTGCTATATCGCCTAATATGTGTGTTTGGTTTCGTCTATAGTTAACAGTAACACCCCAGTTGACTTGTTCTAATAATCCTTCATTACTAAATTGAGCGTTGCTAGTGCTAAAGTTTAATTTATATACTCTACCTGAGTATACTGGAGTACTAGCTTCTATGAAAATATCACCTGTTACAGACACTGCAAGAACACCATTGGAACTGTCTATTTCGGTAACTTCTATAATTGCGTTGTTACCAATGCCTATGCCGCCTGCTGTACCTCCTAAGTAAATACCACTTACTGTGATAGTATCGCCCACTGAGTAGTCGGAACCTGGAGTTTCTACACTTGCAGTATATCCTGCATTTATAGTTTTATAGAGAGTAAACGTTGCCCCTGCTGCTGTTCCTGAACCACTTACTGTTATAGCTGGTATTGTGCTATTTATTTCTCTATAACTACCTACATGAGGATCTAACAATTCGACGTTTGCCACTTCATATCTAGCAAAAGCAGGACGTAACGGATGATATATGTCTAGTTCTGATCTATTGCTAGGCTCGTCTTTCATGTCGTAGACGTGAATATTTAATCTTTCTTCGTCGTTGCCATACCCGTTGCTGTCTACATCTAAAGGTACACTGTTGACACCTAAATTAGTAATAGTACTATCACCTGTTATAGGACCTGTCACTTGAAGTTCATTAGTTGTATTAAATGCACCTGTTACATCTAACAAATATATTGTAGTGGAACCAGTTCCACTGCTATCGGCTTGACTGGTATCTACAGCTACAGTACCAGTGGCAGCGGTGCCGATTTGAGTTACAATATCACCCTGTGCTAGCACAATTGGACCTGTAAGATAAAGAACTACATCTGCTGCAAAAGTTCGTGCAGGTTGTACCATATCTTGGTCTAATATAATACTATCGGGAACTTCGTTAGGGTCACTTCCTTCTGCAACTAGCCCAAATTCGCCATAGCAGCTTGATCCAGTTAATGATCTAATTTCAGAACCATTTTTAGCGTAGTATGATGTCCAGCAATAGTAGGTAAACATAGACACCATTTCCGATAATGCACCGTTTACACAAACTAAACCGTATCCCAAATCGTTTACTTGAGTAAAGTCATTACCTAGCATACTTCTGTTACCTGCTGTTTGCAGAGTTACGTTGATAGGAGAGCTTAGATCGTCTAAATCGACACCGCTAGATAAGATACTAGTAACTCCACTAAACCCGTCGCCGTCATTTGAACTTGGGTCTAGAACAATTTGTGCAGTACCAAAATCTGGATCATAGTTTGTAACAGCGTTAACTTGAAAACGTCTTCCGTCTATATAAAAAGGACAAGGTGTCTGAGGTCTTCTAACAAATAATCCCTGAGGTTCTAATTGACTACCTAAACTTTGTATGTTTAATCTAAACGGACTGCCGTCTACTTTAGATACAACTTGAACAGCACTGTTTCCTGTAAATGCATCAACAAATAATCCACCTCTAAATGCATGTTTGTTTATGCTTTGTGAGAATGACGAACCTGTTTGAATATACGGAGATTTTGTCAATATTTGCCCTTGCGGATCTAACACACACATAAATCCGCCATGACCTTGCACTGTTAAGTTTCTTATAATGGTGGAATCATTCATTAAGAATACATCCATGTCTTTGTTGTGCAATGGAGGATTATAACCAGGATTAAATGCAAATACAACTGTATCTATTAAATTTTCTACAACTTCTGTAGGACCGTCGATTTCGGTCCAATATGCAGCAATTTCTCCACCGTTAAATACAGAACCACTAGTGTGTTCCACTTGACATTCATAATATCTATAAATTCCGCCTGTGAAAAACCTTACAACGTCTCCCACTCTATAAAAGTTAGCGTTAGCCCAGTCATTAGGATCAGCTGATCCGTTAAATAAATCTTCACTATATGTATTTCCTACTCCGTAAATTGTTGCAGGAGCATTACCTTCGAATAGGTCAGTAACCATTGTATAAATATATTCCATACCTGCAACGCACGCTGCTTGGTTAACCAACCCAAGTGAACCTTCATAAAATGCACCTTGTGCTTCTAAACTAAATTCATTTCCACCATTTCTTAAGTCTTGTACTAAGGCGTCTACGATTAATCCTACGTCTCTTTGTGATTTGGCTACACTATATGTTCCTATAATTGCAGGAAATGTAGTTTCCATGTATTCTATAACTTGTTCTTGAATGAATTCTTTATTATCAATAAGAATCAATGCAGCAGTTTCCCAGCCGCCTATGTTACTATATCCTGCCCCGACATTTAATAGTCCTGCAGGATTTTTTAAGTAATGATAACCAAAGTATCCATCTACTTCGCCAGTCAACGGATTTACATATTCTACGCCATTTGGAACTTTAGTTACTGTAAAAGTAACAGTAGGCCCGCCGTCACCGCCGATGTCTGCATCATCTATGCTTATACTGTCACCCACCTTAAAGTTTATTCCGCCATTTTGAACAACTACACCGACACTGCCGTCACCGAACACACTTACTGTAAATACTGCACCTGATCCCATGCCAGTGGTAGTATAGTCGGTTTCAGTTATTGTGTAAACCTCAGCAGTACTGTCTAAATGATGCGCTCTTAATGGATTATTTCCTTCACCGGTAAAGTTCCCAATCTCTTCGATACTTGATTTACCAATTACTAGTTCATCAAATTCTCTATCTCTATAAAAGAACGTACTCGCGTACCTTGATTGAGATACTCTCTGTTTGGGTCTAACTATAGATCTACGGAATTCGTCACCTTTAATAGACACGTTAGCAGAAACTCGTATTGGAAGGTCTTCATAATATACTCCAGATTCTACAAATATAGTAATTTGAGATTCTCTAACAATGTTACCAAATTCCAATTCTTCTCCCGATTGGAATTCTACCGGTTCTAACAGTTGAATTTCTATTTCATCTGTTTGTGCTACGCTAACTGCTCTGGGACCTGCTTCATATTTGTAATCTATGATTCGACCAATCGCACCGGAACTTCTACCTCTAACTATCTTGCCTGGAATAATATCAGTATTCTCAGGATCTGCTTGATCGATAAAGCCGAAATTACCGTTAGATGCATTGATTTTGTAAGTAGTAGATCCATCTATTATATTAGGAGCATTCAACACACCGTTATTAATAACATTAACAATAGTTGTAAACTTAGCATCAATTGCATCGTCTGCTTGACCGTCTGGTACTGTAAACGGATCTATAAATTGACTTACTCTATTTTGATAAGTTGTAGGTACCGCAGTATTAGTTAAAATATATGAAGTTACTAGTGTTCTTGCGTATTCAAT